CTAAGGTTGTAGGGTGGTACCTAACGTATTGCTCGCCTTTGGCTAGGCTAACAATATGAAAAAAAACCTGTTCTTCATTTAAAACGGGAATCTTTCTGGCCGTATCAGCAGGGGATATTCTTGATTTAATCCTGCTTTCACCTTCACCAGTAGCTAGCCACTCAGGTGTTGTCCCCAAGGCTTTAGCTAACTTCATTAAAGTTCTTTCTCTTGGTTGGGATTCTACATTTTCATACGCAGCAATCTGCCGCTGAGATACACCAACAAGCTCAGCCAATTCCTTTTGCGTCAATGAATTGAGTGCTCTCGCCTTTGAAACACGCTCCCAGAACCCCGAAGTTATCTCAAGTTTTTTCATTAAACTTCATTTCCAGTGGTTGAAATATCATCTTTATGAAGTATTATGATATTAATCTGCAATCAATGGAGTATCACATGAAAGAGCCTGAAGTTAAAGCATGCAACAACATGCTTGTACGCATGCCAGCCGATATGAAGGAAAAAATTACAGAAGGTGCAAAGCGCTCATTCCGATCTGCAAACAACGAAGTTCTTTATCGCCTGCAGTTGGCCGATGAGATTTTAAGCAAGGGGAATCCCAATGCCTAATGAAAACAGCGAAGCCCGGAAGTGCGCGAACACAAACCGGGCCTCTATCGAAAAAACCTACGAAGGAGTTATCGACATGGCTAATTTAGCAATAAATCAATCAGCTTGCACTATCAACGTCCCGTTTTACGGCTCTGAGTTGTACGTGGTTAACCACAACGGCGAGCCGTACGCCCCGATGAAGCCAATTGTCGAAGGCATGGGGCTGGCCTGGCAGTCGCAACTTGCGAAGATTAAACAGCGCTTTTCTTCAACTGTAACGGAAATCGTTATGGTTGCCGCTGACGGGAAATCACGCACAATGATTTGCCTCGCCCTGAGAAAACTAGCTGCATGGCTGAACACCATCAGCCCTAACAAAGTTCGTCCCGAGATCCGCGAGCGCGTGATTCGTTATCAGGAAGAGTGCGACGACGTGCTTTATGACTACTGGACGAAGGGGCAGGCAGTTAACCCGCGCAAGATGAAAAGATCCACCGCAAAGCAGTTAACTCCACTGCGTCAAACCGCAGAGCGATTGATTGCTACCGGACTCGGGAGGATTTACCCCGATATATGGAAACTGGTACATCAGCGTTTCGATGTTGAGCACATACACCAACTGGAGCCAACACAGATTGGTGAGGCAATTGATTACCTGAATGCCCTTGACGGCGAATTATTGCCCCGCGAGCCAGTGTTCACGCCCGTTCCTGTGAGCTTACCCCCGCGTAGCGCAAGCCGGGTGATGCTGTATCTGGATGAAAAGGGCGTAGTTCAGGGGACCTTGCCGCTGCAGGAAGATCAGGTCGTCATGTCATTTGAAGGATTCGTTAGTTATTTCAGGAAAAAGGGCTGGTTAGTAGCCCCGAAAGAGGAGGTAGCAAAAGAATTAATAGGAGCAATACAAAGTTTGCCATAGCGCAAAAAGAAAAACCGCCAGTTGGCGCTGGCGGTCATCACTAACTAAGCAAAAGGTCCAAATAATGCTTAAAGGTAATTTAGCAGTTCAAGTGCGAGATGTCGATCCCCATGCGTTCCCTGTTATCGAATGGGCTGGCGTACGCGTCGTAACCACCGAAACTCTGGCTAACGGTTATGGGACGGATGAGGTGAATATTCGCAATAACCTTTCCAGAAATCTTGACCGCTTTGAGGATGGTAAGCATTACTTTCTTTTAACTGGTTCAGATTTAAGGGAATTTAAGAACAGAGTAACTGATAGTGGCTCTGTTGGGAAACATGCACGTTCACTTGCTCTCTGGACAGAAAAAGGCGCCGCTCGTATGTCCAAGATCATCGATACTGATGAAGCGTGGACCTTCTTTGAGAGGCTGGAGGATTCGTATTTTCGTCCTCAAGAAACCAGCGGACTACCAATGTCCTATGAGGCGGCCCTTGAAGACCTTTTGGTTAAGGTGAAAGAGAATCGTATCGTCACTGAACAGCGTGACCGGGCCATAAAGGAAAAGCTCTGGATCGCTGATAAACGTGAAGCCACGGCGATGGCAACAGCATCAGCAGCTGTCCGCGCTAAAAACAAGTTGGCTGAACGGGTAGGGGAAGGAAAGAACTACGCCGCTATCATCCCGGTAGAGAAGAAACTTAACCAGAAGTTCCAATGGCAGCCACTTCGTAAATGGTGCAGGGAGAATGGCGTAGAGCCCCACGAAGTTGACGATCCGCGCTTTGGCACCGTTAAGTCGTGGCCGCGCGAAGCATGGCTTGCTGTTCACGGAGTGGATCTTCGCAAATTGTTCTAACAACCAGCCCAAAAATGCAGACACTTACCAAACCCGCTTAACCGCGGGTTTTTTTATTCCCGGAGAAAGGTAAATGACAGAACAAACATCCCGTCTGGCTATTATTATCGACAGCTCTGGGGCGGAGAAAAAAGCAGATAGCCTCGCGGTGGCGCTCGACAAAATGACCCAATCCGGGGATAAGGCTGTAACCACTATAACCAAAGTTTCCAGAGCTACCGATGATGAAAAAGCGGCTCTTGATAAACTCCGTGCAGCTATTGATCCCGTTGGCGCTGCTATCAATACCATTGGTCGTCGCTTTAGTGAGTTAAAAAAATACTTTGATAAGGGACTAATTGACGAAGAAGAGTTTCGCTCGTTATCCAAACTGCTGAACGACACCACCGAGGAATTAAGCGGTGTCGCCCAGGCCCAGCGGGATGCGGAAAAGGCTGGTAAATTAGCAGCCGCACAGCAGGAGATGCAGGCTCAATCATTCCAACGCATGTTGGACAAAATAGATCCTCTGACAACGGCCCTTCGTAATTTAGATCAACAGCAAAGTGACCTGAACGCGGCTCTTGAGTCTGGGAAAATAAATCCTTCGCAATACGATACCTACACTAAAAAACTACAGGAGACTCGCCGGGAGGTGAACGGAACTGCTCAGGCGGAACGTGAAGCTGCAAAAGCTCATGACGAGCAGATTGCCGCGCTGCGACGCCTGGAGGCTCAGATAGATCCTGTCGGTGAAGCTTTTCGGCGCCTGAACGAACAGCAGCGGCAGTTAGATAGCGCCAAAGCTTCTGGGATGTTATCCCCACTGGCATACGATCGCCTGAACAGCAAACTCTCGGAGTCCCGTGATGCATTGGAGAAAACCCAAACGCAATTGGGTAAAACAGGCCAATCCGCAGCTCAGACTGCATTTGCTATGCGCATGATACCAGCGCAAATGACGGATATCGTCGTCGGCCTGTCTACCGGTCAAAGCCCGTTCATGGTGCTCATGCAGCAGGGCGGCCAACTGAAAGATATGTTCGGCGGCATTGGACCGGCGATTAAAGGTGTTGGCGGCTACGTCACTGGGCTGATCAACCCCTTCACTTTGGCTGCTGCGGCTGTCGGTGTTTTAGGGCTGGCTTATTACAAAGGCTCCCAAGAACAGGATGAGTTTTATAAGTCACTGACCATGACCGGAAACCTGGTGGGTAAAACCTCCGGGCAACTGGCCGATATGTCCGCCCGTGTATCAGTAGCAGCCAACTCAACTACCGGTGCAGCAGCATCAGCGCTTAACCAGCTGGTTTCCTCCGGGAAGGTGGCTGGCGATTCGTTGGAGCGAGTGACAACCGCCATCGTTGAAATCAGTGATGCCACAGGCATTGCTACTGAAAAGTTGGTAGGCGATTTCAACGACATTGCTGCCGATCCTGTAGCGGCTATTACAAAGCTGAATGACCAGTATCACTTCCTCACTCTGGCTACCTATAACCAGATTAAAGCTATGCAGGATGAAGGAAATCAGCAGGATGCTGCCCGCGTCGCGACTGATGCCTACGCCAACACCATGCAGCAACGGGCAAGTGACATTCATGAAAATTTAGGTCTTCTTGAAAGCGCGTGGGACTCTTTGGGTAAAACCGCGAAAGGTGCCTGGGATGCCATGCTTAATGTCGGACGTGAGCAAACCCTCGCCGATAAGCTAGCCACCTTAAACGAAAATATCGCTGAAGCGCAGAAAGGACAGGCTGAAGGTGGGTTCTGGAATGGGTTTAATGCTCGATTTAGCAACCTTCCTGAAATGCTCAAGCAAAGGGACGCCATTCAGTCGCAAATCACAGCTGAAGATACGCTAAATGGAATATTGTCAGACCACGACAAAGCAGAACAGAAGCGCATTAAAACTCAGCAGGAGGCGGACCGTGTTAATCAGCAATATCTCAGCAATGCAGATAAACGCAACCAAGCCATCAAGCAGCAGAGCGAGTTCCTGAAGGCTGGCGCAATCACGGCGGAGCAATACGCTAAAAACGTTTCCCGCATTAACGAGATGTATAAAGACCCAAAAGCACCAAAAACGCCAAAGGGTAAATCCTACTCCGAGGACGCTGCAACCCAACTCCTTGACCAGATAAACCAGCAGACTGCCGCTATGCAGTCGCAGCTAGACGCCGGCGACAAGCTGAACAGCGCGACGCAGGCACGGTTTAAGTTCGAACAGCAGATCGCTGACCTCAAATCTAAAACGCAGCTCACAGCCGACCAGAAGTCGATCCTTTCCCGTTCTGATGAAATTTTGCAGGCCTATAAGCAGCAGGAGGCTCTGCAAAACTCTGTCAAGACGCTGGACGACTACCGGAAAATGCAGGAGCAGGTTAAGTCTAAGGATGAACAGACTAACGATCTGCTTAAAACCCGCCTTGAGCTTCTGGAGAAGGCAAAAGCAACCGGGCGGCTGAAGCCCGGTGAATACGAAAAGACCCGCGCAGATATCTATCAAAACACCGATAACCAACTGCCATCTACAGTGCGTAGCGTTGTGGGCAATGCCACACCGACCGGCGGGCAACTGTCTGGCACATTTGGAGGGATGCAACAGCAATATAGCCAACTCGATCAGGCCCAAAAAGATTTGGACGCGTGGCTTGCTCGTCAGGAAGAGGCATATGTAAAGGCCAGTGTCATAACGGCCGAGGGTGAGGCCAGGATGCAAAAAACCCGTGCTGATGCTGCAAATGCTGCTGCGGTTATAGAAGCCCAGAAAAACGCCATCATTACCAGCACTACGCAAAGCATGATGGATAGCGGGTTGAGTATTCTGGCTAATGGTTTTGGTGAGCAATCAGGAATATACAAAGCTGCATTCGCGGCCAGTAAAGCTTATGCCATTGCACAATCTGTAGTGTCTATTAACGCTGGTATTGCACAGGCTGCAAATATGCCTTTCCCATCAAACCTGATAGCAATGGCATCGGTGGCAATGGAAACCGCAAGCATTGTTTCCAATATTAAAGCCGTTGCCGATACAGGCTTTGCTGCCGGTGGCTATACCGGTCCCGGTGGTAAATATCAGCCTGCTGGTGTCGTCCATAAGGGGGAATATATCTTTGATCAGGCATCCACGAACCGCATCGGGGTTGCAAACCTTGAAGCGCTGCGAAACGGGCAACCGCTTGATGCAACGCTGGGTCGTTCAGGGTTTGGAACAGGAGTGCAGAACGTAAACAGCGACAACAGCAGGAAAACCACAATCAATGCACCAATTGAGCAGCATTTCCATACACCGCCCGGTGTAACACCGGATCAGATGGCTCTCTCTATGGCTCAAACGCAGAAGCGTGCGACTACAGAAGCGATTGACCGGGTTGCTGCACAAGTGTTGAAGGGGGATGGGAAGGTTGGTAACGCGATGCGGAATAAATATCCGGGAAGGGGGATGGGTTGATGGCTGATATCTACTACCCCCACGATTCTCTCCCTATGCCGCTTCAGGATGGTTACGGTTTTCAGCCAGTCAGCCCGTTAAAGCGAACTGATATGAGCACTGGACGTGCTCGCCAGCGACGGGCTTACACATCAACGCCAACCCAGGCAACCATTGCCTGGTTCATGGAGACTGATGCTCAGGGGCTGGCATTTGAATCCTGGTTCCGGGATACGCTTTCCGATGGCGCTGCCTGGTTCATGATGAAACTGCAAACCCCTGCAGGGGTTAAGTTTTACAAATGCCGGTTTACGGATATCTATCAGGGCCCGGTGCTGGTGGCACCGATTTACTGGCGGTATTCGGCGACGCTGGAGTTATGGGAACGACCTCTTATTCCGGCTCCGTGGGGGAATTATCCTGAGTGGATTGTTGGCAGTTCGTTACTCGATATAGCGCTGAATAAGGAGTGGCCGAAACATGACGGTGATTAACCAACTTTATGCCAGCAGCGGTTCGGAGGCTATCATTCAAACACTGCAAATAAATGTTGGGGATGCAGTTCATTATATTTGCAACGGTTATGAAGATATCACCGCCACCACGGAAGGAGGGCAGACCGTAACATTTATTGCAGGAGGAATCGAAATATCCCTACCCGCCAGAAATAGTGACGGGACACAAGATTTAAAATTTGTTGTCGGAAATATTGATGGTGAGGTATCAACGATCATTATCGATGCGTTGGACGATCTGAGTGAGTCTTCATTGACCTATCGTAATTATGTTTCTGATGATCTGTCCGCGCCTGCCTCTCCTCCATACACGCTGAAGCTGAAACCCGGTTACTGGACGGCTATCTATGCGCAACTTACTGCCGGGTATTTGAATGTGCTCGATACTGCATGGCCTCGTAATCGTTATACGTTGCCATTCTTCCCGGGTCTTCGCTATACGAATTAATCAGCTGACTAACTGACAAAAACAACCTCGCTCTGACGAGGTTTTTTATGCCTGAAATTTGCGGAGGCGTGATGTTTAAACAGAAAAAATATAAGTCCGTCGGCTGGCTGAAAGGTGGCAGGGATTACCCCGCTCTCGACTGCTTCGGCCTTATTAATGAAATTCGTCGGGACCTGGGGTTACCAGCGTGGCCGGATTTTGCAGGGGTGACGAAAGACGATGGGGGCCTCGATCGAGAAGCCAAAAAATTTATGCATTCGCTGACCCGTTGCGACCCCTGCGAGGGGGCTGGTGCAATTTGCTATTCCGGCTCCACAGTGACACACGTCGCGATTGTAGTGCGGATAGGTGAGCAATTGCATGTTGCAGAGTGTAACCCACAAACAAACGTTACGTTTCTTCCGCTGGCCCGCTTTAAACGGCGCTTTGTAAAAGTGGAGTTCTGGCAATGACCATCAGATTTTATCCTTCACGTCTGCCGGGCGAACCGCTGGAAACACACGAACATAGTGAAATGTCTTTCCACGACTGGATGGTATTGAACGTAAAAGAATATCGGGATCAGGAAAAGCACCCGATAGCGGTTGAGGTGGGTGGCATTAATGTCCCTCCCCAGGAGTGGCCGCTTTGCTTTATCAAGCCTGAAAGCGATGTGAGGATTTATCCCGTACCATTTGCAACGGCCGCAGCTGTCGCAGCCTGGGCAGCGTTGGCAATAGCCGCGGCATCAGCGGTTTATGTGCTGATCACTATGTCCAACATGGACAAAGGCGGTTATTCATCATCATCCGGTACCGGTCTGGATTTAAACCCGGCAAAAGCGAACACCGCAAAACTTGGCGATCCCATCCGCGAATTATTCGGACGCTATCGCGTATATCCCGATTATGTCGTGCAGCCTGTCACCCGATTTGATCCAGATGACCCGACGATAATGCGTGTGGAAATGCTGCTCTGCGTCAGCGTCGGCAATGTGGCTTTCACCACCGGTGATATCCGTATTGGCGAAACGCCGGCGGCCGCGCTGGGCGATAAGTTTTCCTCAACCGTCTACGGGCCGGGTGCTGATGTGTCGGCTGATCGCCGTAGCGAAAACTGGTACAACTCGACCGAGGTGGGCGGCACATCATCCGGTACCGGACTCGATATGGCTCAGACCTCACCCGATTCGACGGATATCACGGCTGATAGCATGACGGTATCGGGCCCATCTGTAACGTTTTCGGGATTGATCGATTCCAGTGTTGACGATGATGAAGGTAACACCCTGCCAGAGTCATGGGTCGCCGGCGCACAGGTGACAATTATCGCTCCGGCCAACTTCCAGATATCGACGTCATCGGGTTACAGCCTAGTGACCAGCGACATTATTGCGGAGATTAACCCGTATCCGGGAATGCCGGTTACGTTAGAAATTAACGGTGCTCAGTATGAGCTGTTCATCGCGACCTACACCCCCAAACAGGATGCTGTTCCTGGTGTCGGGGGAACGGCTGCTGCGGTGCGTGGTAATGCTGCACCGACAACCTATGATTTTTCAGTAACAGGCCAGACGTTTAATCTGACCTGGCAGGGAGCTACTTACACGATCTCGCTCATGGCGAACTACGGCACTATATCCGGGTTGCTGGCAGCGATTAACGAAGGGATCACCGGTTCCGGCCTCATTGCTCATGATGATAGCGGCGTGGTGCGTATTGTGGAGATATCGAGTCCGTGGCGTGGCGGCTCCATCACCTCATCGTCGCTTCCGGTATCCGTCTTCGGGGATAACCCTGATTCTACGTCAGGCACGGCATCAAGCGGTGGTAGCCCTGCGATTACGTCTAATGTCACCCTCGCATATGGAAGTGCTGCAGGTGCGGCCTTCTCGGGTATTCCTGAAGGTACGCAGCGGCTTGCCCTGGCCCATAGTGGTAACGAGTATCGGATCGCTGATGCCGACGGCACTACGGCAACGGTTCAGCGTGTAATTGAGGGTGTAATAGATCCATCCTGGCTCGGCTTCTCTCCGCGCACGATGATCGATTACCAGGCCACAGGTATCAATGACAATAATACCTGGATGGGACCGTTTCTTGTCTGTCCTGAAAATGAAGTTGTGGATGCCTTTGAAGTGAATTTCTCGTTCCCGTCGGGAATTTGCGGGTTCGACAGCAAAGGCAAAAAACGCATCCGCCATTGTGAATGGGAGATTCAGTATCGGGTATATGGCTCCGGCTCTGGCTGGACCAGTCGGCAGGGCGTTTACGCGCTACAGAACGTCAACGGACTGGGGTTTACTGAGCGCTTTGATCTCAGCACGACGGGACTAGTTGAAGTGCGTTGCCGCCGCCGGAACGAGCAGGGTTCGAACAACGCACGCGACTCGATGTACTGGCAGGCGCTGCGTGGTCGGCTATTGGCTCGGCCATCATCCTATGCTGGCGTTACGCTTTTGGCGGCGACGGTGGAAACCGGCGGGAAGCTGGCGGCGCAGTCTGATCGACGTGTGAATGTCGTCGCGACGCGAATTTACGATACAGGCGCAGCGAGAAGTATTTCCGGAGCGTTATATCACGTTGGCAAGTCCCTTGGTCTTGATATGGATACAGAGGCAATAGACCTGCTGGAATCGACGGTCTGGACACCGAACGGCGAGTATTTTGATTTCCCCGCCGGTGACAGCGTTTCCGCGCTGGAAATGCTGCAGAAGATTGCTAACGCCGGGAAATCGTATTTCCTGCTGAGTGATGGACTTGCCTCTGTCGGGCGGGAAGGGGTTAAGCCCTGGACCGGGATTATCAGCCCGCATGAAATGACCGAAGAGCTGCAGACTGCCTTCACCCCACCGTCAGATGACGATTACGACGGTGTTGATGTGACGTATATCAATGGCACAACGTGGGCAGAGGAAACGGTACAGTGCCGGGTGCCTGGCAATCTAACCCCCTTCAAAATTGAGGATTACAAGTTAGATGGCGTTCTTAACCGGGATAAAGCTTATCAAATAGGCATGCGTAGGCTGATGAAATATCAGAATCAGCGACGTAGCTATTCAACAACGACCGAGCTCGATGCGCTTTGTTATAACTATGGCGATCGTATTTTGCTGACGGATGATATACCCGGAAACAAAACGATTAGTTGCCTGGTTGAAGCAATGATCACAACGGACGGGGTAACGACGTTTACGGTTACTGAGCCACTCGACTGGTCGTTTGAAAACCCGCGTGCGCTCATACGATATCAGGACGGTTCAGCCTCCACATTGCTGGTGGCAACGCGGGTGGGGGATTATGAACTTTCGGTTCCCTGGCTGTCGAGCTTTGAAAATATCATTCTTGGTGATCCATTCATTGAACCGCCACGACTAATTTTCTGTACGTCATCACGCAGGACATACGACGCGATTATCGAAGAGATTGCCCCGCAATCCGATGGTACATGCCAACTGACGGCTCGCCAGTACCGCGATGATTTCTACGACTACGACAACGCCACCTACCTCGGCAACGTCGCGTAACACCCACTAAAACCCCCGATTAACTCTTTTCGCACAAACCCTCGTTTGCGCGAACGCTATTTTTTGGAGCAAAAACATGGCCTATGTTCCACCCGTGGGGCAGACAACAGACCCCAATATTTTCCTGGACAACGTCAAGCGGGCCGACGAACTGGTGAACGGTCCGGCGGCCACCGTTCCCGATCGTGGCGGGGAGCCACTGGACTCCTGGCGGAAAATGCAAGAAGACAACGCCGCACTGGTGGATGAAACCCGGCAGAACCTGATCCCACTGAGCAAACAGTACAAGACGTTTGAGGCGGCTCAGGCCGATATTACTAATATTCCTGAGGGTGCGGCCACGTATTACCGCAGCCCGGACGCTGCCGCGCTTGCTGTTGAGATCATCAACAACGCAGGTACGCTGGAGCCAACAGGCAAAATAATGATTTCGAAGGAATATGTTGATGCTCTGCGGGTTTTAATTACCGAGGAAGTGGCAAAGATAATGGCGTCTGGCGCCGCCATTACCACCGATGCTTATCCTGATATTGCTCAACTGGATTTGGATGAAACAGGCAAGGCCACTCATCGGCGGTTTGCTAATGGTATCAGCCAGTTCCCGGCATTAATGATTGGCGCGGGTATTCTTTTTGCTCAGATGCCCGGTGGTGGATTTGTTTGCACCTTGAGTGATACAGGTGAAGAGCTATTCAAAATATCTGCTTCTGGCCGCATTACATACGGGAATATAACCACATTTCTAACGGACGATGAAAGTTTAAGTGGATATTCCTCAGTCTGGATGGACCCAACCGGGAAGATTTACACACGTAACAGGACGGATGGCGGAGTTGAACAGGCGGGGGAAGATGGCCCGATAAGTGACACTTCAACCTACCCGATGGTCGCCTCAGTCGACAACAATATTATCGCTGTGCAGGACGGCGCTGTTACACAGATAACGAGCGATACAGGAATTTTAAATATTGCTCCTGTAGCATTTGCTAAATTTATTCGTTTTCTGTCCAACATTAGCGGCAGCTATCTGACGAATCGCTCTACGTATGACGGGAAATACCGGGCGCGCGAAAGCAAGAAAAAACTACTTCACAGCATTGGTGCTGGTCAGTCTCTTGAAGCTGGCGGCTCAACAATTAGCCAGTCTCCTGTAACCATTGTTTCTGCAGCTGATTATGGTGTTATCTGTTTTTCGACCGGTACGAAGGTTGATTTAAAGTACGATACCCTGGATGAATCTCTGCTGGAGACTGTCATTCCTGCACGAGAAAACGTGGGCACCCGCCCAGGGCAGGAGTCTCCTTCCAGCGGTATAGCCTATAAAATTCACGAACTAACCGGACATACCGTCTTGGTTTCTACCGCCGCCAGCTCAGGCACAGATATTGCGGGGATCTCATCAGGAACTGCTGCATTTACCGCCGCAACGAAAATGATTCAGGCGGCCGTTGCGATGGCGGAAGAGCTGGACATGGAGTATGTGCCCGTCCTTACCCTTATCCACGGTAATCAGAACGCCGCCAGCGGAACGACTGTCGCCTCTTATCGTGCCGCGATGGAGAGCCTGCGCGCGCAGTATGAGACGGTTATAAACGCGGCAACCGGGAAAACGCAGTCACTCCATATGTTTGTCGGCCAGCTCTCGAACGTCATCCCTTACGGCGGCGCCGCTGGCACTACCCGCACAAATACCATCGGCATTGCGCAATATCAGGAGGCTCGCGACAACGAGTTTATACACCTGGCGAGCGCGCAGTATGCACGCCCATATTCCGACGGCGAACACCTCACAAGCGCAGGGTATCGGACAGAAGGGGAGGTAATCGGCTCAGTTATCGGTAACTGGCTTAACGACAACACTTACACGGCTCTTATGCCGGATGAAACTGCGGTTGTGCAATCGGGGGGCACTATTACTATTCCGCTTAAGGGCGGAAAAGGAAGTCCTGCTTCCGATACAGGGCGCGTTTCTGACCCTGGAAATCAGGGTTTTGTTTTAACTGGAGCGACCATCTCATCGGTGGCCGTGAGTGGCAAAAATCTAGTGATTACTAAAACTGATTCAACCCCGGCCACGCGCATCTCTTATGCCGAAACAGGGATAGCCGGACAAAGCCCCGGTGCTCTGACTGGTTCACGTGGGTGTATTCGTGATTCTCAGGAAGGAACATCGCTATCCGGACTCCCGCTTTATAACGACCTCGTGGTTTTCGCATTTCAGCTATAGGAAGAAAATTAATGGCAACCCGAATTTATGTTGATCATGGTGTTAACGCCACTTATTACCTCGACCAATACCCGTACCCGAACGATATCACTCAGCTCCCGACGCTGATCCCCGGATTGATTTTACAGGCCGACTGGGATGTTAACGACCCGGGGTCATTGACGCGAAATCGGGTAGGTCCGGCAATGACTGCAGTGGGCAACCCTGCGCTTGGAGATTTTGGTATCACCATGAGTGAGGGGAACTACCTCAATAGCAACATCGATATTTCAGCCTACAACAGCAACGATTTGACTGAAATTTCTATTCTCGACTGGCCGGGGGCGATACGCGCTGTTATCGGCAGGGTGCAAATCAATGCACCGCAGCGCAGCCGCGGCATTCAGACATCAGCAGCATCCTGGATTAGTAAATGGCTAACAGCTGCCGGCACCGCCCAGCAGGCGACTATCGCCAACAGCGCCCCGACGGGTAATAGCGAGATGGTCGTCGGTCGCTTCATTCGCGATAACGGTAGCGGTTCGATGCTCACCAAAATGAAAATCCCGCGCACCGCTCAGGAGACTACAACGACAGCCGCCTCTGTTCCGTACTCCATGCAGTCGTCAAACATCCTGCTGGGGGCGTCGGTTGATGCTGCGACGACAGGCTCTGTTTTTATGAGGGCTGCGCTGGTAGCCAGCAGAGCGCTGACCGATGCGGAGATAGCAACGATTTACTCCTACTACAAAAACTACTATCAACTGAAAGGCAAAACCATTTAAGGGGGCAATTATGGGAAGCTACATCGCGAACTACCAGGCCGCTAAAAATGGTCAGGTCATCTACTCCGGCACGCTGGCGATCGAGTCAGAGGGTAACGATGCTGCAGTTAAAGAGGCTGTGACTGCCGAACTGAACAACATCAATACCCAGTATGGCGGCGGCGTTCCTGATGCAGTTGTCGTCAATTCTTGGGTTAATAATTAACTAAACAAAATTTCTAAGCGGGCGAATATTTTCGCCCGCATGATTTTCATTTACTCAAGTTGCTAACCAGTTCTATTAACCCATTTATAATGCCAATTCCTGACTCTACTGAAGGCAAGTACTGTAGTAACCCAGATTGTTCTATCGCTTCCTCTTTAACCGCCTTGCTTTCATGTTGTTTTTCTTTAAGTTTATTGATTAAATCAATGAGCAACTCCTCTGGCACATTTTCCGGAATCCCTAAGGATTTAAATTGGCTAATGATCTCATCATATTTACGAGAGGTTACGACCTTTGTAGTTGCACCACTTTCGGTCGAAAATCCTACACCATTATTTTTAAAAACATTGCCAATGCTGACTAAAGAGTGACCTTCAGTAACATGGATCCCTACATCATTATTTTCAAATACTGAACCAATGATTCGGT